GAGTCACCTTGTGCTTCCATATTTGCAGTAGTGTCACCTGTACCAGATGTGAACGCACCAGGCGAACCATCGTTAAGTACGGCAGGGTTAGTACCAGCATGAGTACCAGCACCAGAGAAATCTGTATCTGCTTCACCGAATAGTGCTTCATCACCACCAGCAGAGTTGATTCTTGATTTCATTGCAAAGATAAGTCCAGTTGGCCCAGTCATTGGTTGAACTGCACAAATATCATATGCGATTAGGTTAGGCATAGCACGTCTTACCAATGAAATCAAAATTGGATCCCAATTTGATGCAGACGCAGTATTGTTGGCATGAACTGTCTCCCCAAGGAAGGCAGCATCTTCTTTTAGTGCTTTTTCTTGATTTTCCAAGATAACAGAAGTGACGGCACGCTTGTAGTTATCAGCAATCTCAGGCAAATCTGGATGCTGAAGGACTGGCTGCCACTTTTCTTGTAAGTTCTCTGAATTGAACATTTTAGTTCTCTCCTATGTTTTCTATATTATTATTATTTATTAAAAGTTACTTTTTCACAATATTAAAAGCTTCCGCCCCATAGGGTTTCGACTTCTGGATAGCGGACATATACGCAGCCATAGCGCCACTAACGTCAACTTCTTGATTTTCAGTTTCTACTTCTTCCTCAAGGGTTTGGGTAGCAACTGACTTAGGAAAATAATTTTCCTTCAAGGTGTTAAGTTTTGAAGTGAAATCTTCTTCACCGTTAAACTCAACATCTTCAACTAATCCCTCAAACTTTTCCTTTTCAGTATCAGCGAGGTCTGTTGAAACTTTTGCGATTACCTGTTCACGAACAAGTGAGGATTTCTCTTTGTTCATGTCAGTCATCTTTTCGATTGTTTCATTGAGTTTTGCCTCAAGGTCTTCAATCTTCTGAGCTTGACCCTCAAGAATGTCGTACTTCTCATCTGGAACATCAATGTAATGTTCTTCAAAGAGCGCTTTCAGTCCTGTGATAAAGTCTTCTGCAATTTCACCTTTTAACCCTCTATCAATAGCGAGTTCGTTCTCTTGCATCCACTCTTTAACAACATAGTCAAGATATGAATCAACTTTTTCAGTCAGTTCATTTTTGAAAGTTTCTACTTCTTCTGCAACTTCATGTGTCTTCTCAATGTCAAGTCTTTCGACTTCACTACGGAGTTTAGACTTCACGGCAGCTTCAAAGATTGTAGTTGCTTTTGCGGTAAACTCTTCTGAAAGATTTTCACCTTCAATCAAAGCGTTTACATCTTCTGTTACGTCAATGGAATCAATGTCAAGTGCTTCTTTCTTAACACTTTCGTTAGACGAACCATATGAACCCTTCATTACTGAAGCGCACATGGTTTCCAGCGCAGGCTTTTTCATTAACTTCATGGCTTTGATGACAACATCTTCCATGCCCTTTTTAGTTTTAGGCATATCCATTTTTGGTTCATCGTCCATTTCGTCCATTTTTTCTTCCTCATCATCTGAGTCTTTTTCGTCCTCATCTGATTCGTCTTCTTCTTTGAGTTTTTGGGGTGCTTCGTCACCTTTTACGGCAGTAGGGATAGAAGTATCTTTCTTGATTTTCTTTGCAGCATCGGGCCCAGATTTCTCATCACCTTTTACTACAGGAGCACCAAGGTCTTCTGTATCACCTTCTACCTTAGAACCTTTTTCACTAGCAACTGCACCCTTTTTAGGTGCGTCTGCAGCTTCTTCAAGTTCCGCAGTAACTTCTGCTTCCAAATCCTCAATTGTCTTGTCTAGTTCTGACATTTGGGAGTTCTCCTTAATGTTAATCTCATTATACTATATTTATACTTTTACAGTTTTTTGAGAAATTTTGCGAAGGCCAATGCTTGGTATTTCGCATTTTTTGAACGAATACCTCGTTCAATATCCTCTTGAATTTCCGCAACGTCTACTTCTTTAAGTAAACCATTATTCCAAATCCATTCTTTACCTTCCATAATACCTTGTACAAAGGCTTGAGGTGCAGATGGGTCTGCAACAATGTCGGCTGCGGTTGCCAAGTAGAAATCTTTGTTTACATAGTTTGCACCATTCTTCTGTTGCAAACTACCCATGCCTCTTGATGAGACTGCGAGTTTACCACCATCGTCCATAATGTTTGATACAATATTACCCATTGGTGTTGACATAATTTTTGCCTCACCAACAAAGTTCTTTCCATCCCTTTTCAGAGATGTAACCATGTGCGATACTCTTTCCAGATTGACTGTTGGGCCTTCTGGATGTCCAAGTTCACCATACGCACGATTCTCGTTGATAAATTCTTGACTGTATCTATTTACTTCTTTTTCTAAAACCTCAACAGGATATATTCTACCGTTGCGGTTCTTGATATCTCCCTGTAAGAAGATACCTTTAATCTTGTAGTTCTTTTTACCCTTTTCGTCTTCTTCCGAAAGGTATTGAACGTCTTGAATTTGTTCTGAAATTAATTTCATTTCAATTCCCCTTTACGGTTGACTACCAACTGCTGTACAACTCATCGCTGCAGAACAAGTAATAGTATCACTTGGTCTTTTGTCTATAAGAATTACTGAGCCTGCGGTTAATACCACCGAACCAGCATATGTCTTTGTTGCAGTTATTGTATGATTTTCTGATGGGCCATCTGTTAAAGTTAATACTACGTTATTTTGTGCATTTGTAAATGTAGTTGCAAGATTAACTGTATTTGCATCTACTACTTTTACAAAGAACAGACCATCATCTGTTAATTCAGCAATCTTAGTTCCACCACCATCAGAATAGATAACTTCATCCCCTGTAGTAAAACCATGACTTGATATTGTAATTGCAGCACCAGCAACAGCAGAAGCTGCATTAAATGTACCAGTTACGGCCGCAATAGTGACTGTTCCAGCATTAGTCGCACCAACCCTAATTCTTGTTGCTCTATTTAATGTAGTCGCTGAGGTTACATTAGTTGCACTTCCTTTTAAAATCATTTTTACAGTCCTAACATTTCTCTCTCAAAGTAGCTCAAAAGGTCTTTTTCTTTTACCTTGAACTTCCTTGCGGAGTCTTTTATAGTTTTTTCAAAAGTATTTAGGAAACTTGAAGGTTTAGAGTCCATAATCGAAAATATATTGTCAACGGCCTCTTTCATCTTAGGAGACAGTTTCTTATATTCTTTTGATTTTTTGTGTTCGTCACTCTCTGGTAATGACGTAACTAACTCATCAAACTTCTTCATCTTCCACATTCTCTACTTCTGGAACGTGTTGCGATACCATAGTACCAGCAACTTCTTGTCTTTTAATCTCAAGACTTGCACCCATCTTTTGTGAGATTGCTGCCTTGAATTCGTTTTCTGCCTTTAGATTGTCACCATCTGCAAGTGCATTAATTATTTCTATACTCATAACATTTTACCCTTTGGTTTTTTTGATTCAAAGTTGTCTTCTTCTTCTCCGCCACCTTCTTCTTCAATTTCAGTTTCAATCTCTTCAATCTCTTGTTGAGTTTGATGTAAGATATTCTTTCTTACCCATGATTTTGAAAAGAAATTACCGACATAAGGTTCTACTTGACCCAACATATCAATACGTTCTCTAAGGATTTCTGCGTCACGCAATTCTGCAAAGTGTCCATCCTGTAAGAAGTCATACTGAATATGTTCTTTAATCTTATCCCACTCTTCCTCAGCAATCACACCTGTAAGAACAAGTTGTGTGCGAAGAACGTCATGGAATAAAGCGGAGAACTTTTTACGAAGTCTCTGTACAAATTTAGAGAACTTCAATTCATCTCTAGTAATCTCTGTAGAACGACCAATAGAAAAGTTTTGTTCTGCTTCCATTCTGGACATAGGTACGTTTAACGACCTGTACAGTTTTCTCTGGAAGTAAACAATATCCTCAATCTCACCAAGGTTTGAACCGCCAGGCAAGGTTGTGATTTCTGTTCCTCTACCACCTTCTCTACGAGGTAACCAGAAGTCTTCCAACATTGACATATGATTTCTATCATCACGAATTTCACCAGTTGATGCATCATAGACCAACTTGTTTCGATAACGACTCATCACATCTTTTAGATATTGTTCTGCCTTAATTTTAGGAAGATTACCAACATCAATGTAGAAAATTCTACGTTCTGGAGCTCTTGAGATACGATAGATGACTAGTGCATCTTCAATCATTCTTAACTGGTTGACAGGTTTGATTGCCTTATGAAGATAAGACAGTACTGAACCTTTAGTTTGGTCTACCAATCCAGAAGGACAAAATGCAATGGAATCTGTTGTAATCTTGAGTGCAGATTGTGGTGTTGCACTATTATCTACTACCTTTTCATTATAAAGGTAATACTCAAGTGTTTGTTTCTGTTTGTCAATACCAGTAACAGGGTCAGGCCTATCTTTGATGACCTCTCTTACTTTCTTGATTTTCCTTGGGTCAATATAACGAAGTTCCTTGATTCCTTTTCTTGGTTCTTTCTTATCAATCACCTTGTGGTAATAGATACGACCATCGACATACCATCTACGAAAGATGTCATGTCCTTTGATATTGAAATCAAGTAATTGAAGAACCCTATCGAATTCTTCATTTATACGTTTTTTAACCTTTGAGGAATATTCCAACCTGTCTAACCGCAAGGCAACAGGTGCATCGTATTCGTTTGAAGCGATGCCTTCACTAACAATATCTTCAATCGCAGAATCACACTCTGGTTGAATCGCAATATCACGATATCGTCTAATTAAATCATTTTCGGTTTTGTCTCGACCATCTACGTCTAATGTCTGACTATAGAAACCGCCACCAGCGACTTCAATAGTACCGTCATCAGATGAAGGGAGAGTGAATGACTCTCCCTCATCTTTTTTACGAGTGATTTTGAACCCAAATAACTCAGCCATAATATTTCTAACTCCTAATTTACACTACTATTTAGTAGGTTT